GAGAACACGGCTACGATTACATTAATTAATGATCGTAAAATATATCTCAAGGGTTCAGATAGACCGGATACATTACGAGGAGTGGGCTTATCGTTTGTAGTTCTTGATGAGTATGCCTCAATGAAACCGGAAGTGTGGGAGATGATCCTAAGACCCACACTGGCAGACGTAAAGGGTGAAGCGTTATTTATAGGGACTCCGGCTGGTAAAAATCATTTCCATAAATTATGGGTAGATGCACAGCTAGAGGAAAATAAAGAAGATTGGGAAGCATTTCAGTTTACTTCCACAGCAAATACCTTTATTGACCCTAAGGAAGTCGAAGCGGCTAAGAGAACAATGTCCACTCAGGCGTTTCGACAGGAATTTGAAGCCACCTTTGAATCCTTTTCGGGTGGTATTTTTAAAGAGGAATGGGTTAAGTATGCTGAAGAAGATGTATTTCAAGATGTATCAAAAGTACAAGGTCATTATGTCATATCTGTTGACCCGGCTGGGTTTGAAAAAAGTGACAAAGAACGAGGACTCAAAAGTTCAAGACTAGATGAAACAGCTATCTCCATTGTCAAGATTGTCCAGGATGAATGGTACGTTAAGGATATTCTACACGGGAGATGGGGCATTAAGGAGACAGCAGAAAAGATACTTGATTCCGCTGAAGATGTCAGCGCAACTACAGTGGGTATAGAATCAGGTTCTCTAAAGAACGCCATCATGCCCTACCTTGAGGACTACATGAGGATGAGGGGTAGGTGGATAAATATAACCGATGTTACTCATGGTGGTAAAAAGAAACAGGACAGAATTATTTGGTCACTTCAGGGCCGTATGGAACACGGTAAGATTAAACTAAGAAAGGCAGATTGGAATCATCGTTTTATCTCTCAAATGTTGGACTTTCCAAGCCCCTTGTCTCACGATGACTTACTGGACTCTCTGGCCTATATTGACCAAGTATCTGTAGCGGATTTCGCTCAATCAATCGACGTAGAGGAATGGGAACCATTAGATAATGTCTCAGGATATTAGTTACAACGATCCAAAACGATCCCTAAGTTCATGGGTAATCGGCAGGGTAAACCAGTGGGAAGAACACCGGAATACCAACTATCTCCAAAAGTGGGATGAATACTACCGTATCTGGCGTGGCATATGGACCAATGAGGATAAGACTAGACATTCGGAAAACAGTAAGCTTATTTCCCCGGCTACACAACAAGCAATAGAGGCCACCGTATCCGAACTGGAAGAAGCTATATTTGGTAGGGAACAGTGGTTCGATGTAAGGGACGACATTGCCGATCAGAATCCTCAGGATGTAAATATAATAAGGCTTAATCTCCAGGAGGACTTGGAACGTGCAAAAGTAAAGGACTCTATTTGTGAGTCCCTTCTCAATGCAGCAATTTTTGGGACGGGTATCTCTAAAGTAAATGTCAAAGAAGAGACAATAAAATCCCCCAAGGATTCTAAAATACCCAATACATTAACTAGTGAAACAGTAGTAATGGAAGACGACATTATTTCTGTAAAATTAGAGTCCATAACCCCTAAAGAATTTGTCATAGACCCTACGGCTGCAAGCATTAATGAAGCTCTGGGCGTAGCACAGATCGTAATCAAACCTAAATACGAAATCATGGAGGCCATTAAGGAGGGTATTTATGAGGATAAACCCATTGGAAGCTATGATAAAGCAGATTTTGGATTTGATGAAGAAAATAGCAGTGTCTCCACAGACGACGATAAGGTAAAGATTACTGAATACTGGGGCAGGGTCCCGGTAAAGTTCCTGGAGGACGGCGATGAATCCATAGGGGAACAGTTTGATTATGATGAGGATGAACTCGTAGAGGCTGTAGTGGTCATAGCGAATGATGGAGTAGTCCTTAAGGCAGCAAGAAATCCCTATATGATGGGTGACCGTCCCTTTGTAGCTTACCAGCATGATCGTGTCCCGAACAAGTTCTGGGGTAGAGGTATTGCAGAAAAAGGGTATAATCCCCAGAAGGCTCTTGATGCCGAACTAAGAGCAAGAATAGACGCTCTGGCCCTCACTACGCATCCAATGATGGGTGTAGACGCTACGAGACTACCAAGGGGAGTTAAGTTTGAAGTCAAGGCAGGGAAAACTATTCTGACTAATGGTGATCCAAGACAGACATTAATGCCTTTGAACTTTGGTTCCCTTGCTCAAAGTACCTTTACCGAAGCAGCCGAACTTGAGCGTATGGTTCAGATGGGTACTGGAGCTATGGATTCAGCAAACAGTAACTTTGCTAACCCAAGAAACTCTACCGCATCCGGTATGTCTATGCTTCAGGCCGCAGCTATTAAACGTCAGAAGCGTACTATAATGAACTTTCAGGAAAACTTCCTGATCCCTTTGATCGAAAAGGCAGCATGGAGATATATCCAATTTAATCCGGAGCGTTACCCTGCCGGAGACTATAAGTTTATTGCTTATTCCTCTATGGGTATTATGGCAAAGGAACTGGAGATGACACAAATGATTCAGTTGCTCTCCATGACACAACAAGGGACCCCTCCGTTTGCTTTATTACTTATGTCCATTTTTGAAAATAGTTCCATGTCTAACCGTGAAGAAATGAAAATGGCTATAACACAAATGATGCAACCTAACCCACAACAACAACAACTACAACAAATGGCACAGCAAATGGAACTTCAGAAAGCTCAAGCGGAAATTAAGGAAACCGAAGCTAGTGCTATGAAGGACTTTGCTCATGCGGCTAAACTCCAAAGTGAAGTTCAGGATAAAACTTCTGAGAATTCCTTAATTAAGGAACAGATGGAAATGGCCGAGAAGATGGCTAAGATCGAAAAACTCCGTACAGATTCAGAAGCATCAGCAGCGAAAGCAGAGCATTTACAATCTGAAATTGTACGGAATATTCCCGAAGTGGAACACCTACAGTCAGAGACAATTCTTAATCTTGCTAAAGCTAGAAACCAAGGGAGACAGTAAACATGCCAATGGGTAAATACGGTCTAAAAAAGATGAAGAAATCTAAAAAGAAATCTAAAAAGAAGTGAGCGCATATAGTCACCCATTTTTAGAGGACGAGGATGAACCCGTAATCTGTGTTAAGTGTGGAAGAATAGGTTGCGAGTGCGGTCCTGAATGTGAATGTAGTCCCTCTTTTGATAAAGTATTACCACCACAAAAAAATGAACGATAGAGAATTTTTAGAAAAACGAATAGACTTGTTTTCTTCAGAGGCTTGGAGTCTCTTCACTGAAGAATTAACTCAAATGGCTCAATCTTTAGAAAACATACAGACTATAGAAGACGAAAAAACTTTATACCTCAGAAGAGGTCAGGTGGATATTCTAAATATGATTATTAATTTAGAGGAAACCACCAAATTAGCGTTGGACCAATTAGAATAATCTAATCCCAACATTTTATCAACTCCATAATCTTTATAGACGGAGGTTAGCATTATGAGTAGTGTAGTTGTAGAAGAACAAATTGAAACACCGGAAGAAGCTAAACAGTATTCAGATATTACTGAGGCATCTCCAACGGAGGTACAACCTGAGTCAGAAGAACCTGAATTACCGGATAAGTTTAAAGGGAAATCAGTTACGGAAATTGTCTCTTCCTATGAAAATCTCGAAAAGGAACTGGGTCGAAAGGGTCAGGAAATTGGAGAGTTACGACAATTAACCGATCAAATTCTGAAACAACAAGTTACCACTCAAACCGAAACCGCTGAAGAAGAAGAGGTTGATTTTTTTGATGACCCTAACACAGCCGTTAGTAAAGCCATTGAAAATCATCCAAAGTTTCGGGAGTTTGAAGAGCAGCAGAAAGTCCAATCGGCTCAAGCTACAACTCGTCAACTTGAAACAGCGCACCCCGATTACTTAGAAGTCGTAGCAGACCCTAAGTTTCAGGAGTGGGTTAAGGAGAGTCCGATACGGACCCAACTTTATGTCCACGCTCATAATTATGATCTAAATTCCGCAATGGAACTCATGGGAAATTGGAAGGAACGATCATTAATTACGAACACCGCTAAAGCAGAAGAACAAAAAGCTATGAAGCGGAGTGAGGCATTAAGGACAGGAAAAGCCGTATCCGGAGGTTCTTCTGAATCCACAGCCGGTAAAAAAATCTACCGTAGGGCTGATCTAATCAGGCTTAAAACAACGAACCCTCAGAGGTATGAAGATTTACAGGACGAAATTTTATCTGCATACGCTGATGGTCGAGTCAAGTAACCTATAGAGAGCTAAAGGAGAAATAAAATGGCTTTGGGTACAGGACAGCAGACCACTACAACGGCTGCTAATTTTATTCCCGAACTATGGTCCGATGAGGTCATAGCCGGGTACAAAAAGAATTTGGTACTGGGTAATCTCGTTACTCGTATCAATCATAATGGCAAGAAAGGGGACACGATTCATATCCCTACTCCTGTCCGTGGGTCGGCTAACGCAAAGGCCGCTAACACTCAAGTCACGTTGCAGGGTGATACCCACTCAGTAACCAACTTGAGCATCAACAAGCACTACGAATATTCCGTAGTGATTGAGGACATTGTGGAAGTTCAGGCACTTCAGTCACTCCGTCGTTTCTATACCGACGATGCTGGTTATGCTCTGGCTGCACAGGTGGATACCGATCTCTTTACTATCATGGAGGGTCTTCAGGGTGGTACTGTAGGTGGTTCCGGAACGTCTTTGTGGGAGAAGGCAAAGATTGGTAGTGACGGTACTACGGATTTCGTAGGTGGTACTTCTAACGCTGCCGATATTACAGATGCAGGTATTCGTAAAATGATGCTGCTTCTGGATAATGCCGATGTCCCTTCCGATAATCGGGCGATGGTTATCCCTCCGATCTGCATGAGCGATATGCTTGCTCTTAATCGCTTTACTGAACAAGCATATATTGGTGATGGTAATGCTATCAAGACGGGTAAAATTGGACAGATTTACGGCATGGACGTATTTGTCTCCACTAACTGCCCGACTGTAACCACCACTAACTCTGTATCTGTGCGTATCGGTTTGATGATACACAAAGATGCAGTTGCTCTTGTAGAGCAAATGGGAGTTCGTTCCCAGACGCAATACAAACAGGAATACCTTGGTGACCTGTTTACTTCCGATACTCTTTATGGTGTCGGTGAGTTGCGTAACGATGCCGGAGTTGCTTTCGCGGTTCCAGCAGCCTAAGTAAAACAGAGGGGACTTTTAATCCTTAGAGGTCCCCTCTTACTTGGAGTTTATTAATGTGGCTAAAGTAATGACTATGGAGGAGCTTTTATCCGGTTCATCGTACAATATGGAACTGGATAAAATAAAAAGCAGAATAAAGAGCCTCTATAGAGATATGCTTACCAAAGTCTACAAAGCAGCTAATCCAGGTGCTACTGTCAGTGATATTCAGTCCTTCCTTGACAATAACGATATAGATTTCGGAGAGGAAAAGGAAGAGTTCGATGAGGACGT